AAGTTCTTTAACGGGGTGGTTGAAGTTGAGCTTGATCTTGTTTGAAGAAGAACCAACAGATTCATCACCAGTGAACTGGAGCTGAGTAATAAGGTATTCATGAGGATTCTGGGCAAAACGTCTGCGTTCGTCAGTATCCAAAAACACGTAGTCAACATACAAAGAGGCAGCAACCAAAGACTGGTTGTAAGCAATAGCAGCAGGAACTGGACGTCCTGGAGCATATTGGTTAGAAACATAAGCACTTTGAGTAGCAGCAGTTGTACCCATTGGAACAGCACCAGAGTTGCAGCTCAATGTAGTAACAGCCCACAAGCACTCATCAATAGGTCTGATATCTAAATTTATTTTAACTTCGTGATACTGCACATCACGATTTACCCCACCTTTCGGTGTATTTTGTGTTTCAAAGGGAATAGACTATATCTTAAGCCATCATTAGAGATAATTAATCTCTTCAGACCCAAAACCGTTTAGTCGTTGAACCTTCTCCATAGTCTTATTATAACGACCTTAGGAGCTTGGCTGCGGATTATCTATTTCATTAGAATTATCTAATTCTAATTCATACGAGGCATTTTTACCATATCTGAGTTCATTATTTCTCAGCCATTTTAAACTTTCGTTTAAAACTTGGTAGCCTAAAAAATTTCTATACTTTGAATTAAATCTAAAAATATTTACTACATTGTTAAAGTAATAATGCAGTTGTAATTTATTAGATTTTTGTCGGTTTTCTAAACTGTTTAGTGGTTGTAAATTAGTCCAATGAAAACAAATTTGTTTGTCTATTTGGTTATTAAAGTTGAATATACTAATTGGAATTATATGATCTACATGCCAATATGACCCATAATTATCCCAATTCATTTTATCATCGAAACGATATTCTATCCATTTTTTTAAAAAATATATATCGCAACCAATTAAATTTTTATATGATGTTTCTTTGCCTTTAATCATTTTATGAATTTTACTTCTTAAAATTTCTGACAGTTGAAATGATAAATCTGTTTTTCTTTTTTCACATATTTTTTGTTTTTTAATTGGAAGGTATTCTTTATTTTTTTGTTTAACATGTTCTTTTATATCTGGACGATTTCTATACTCTTTGCGTTGGTTATTTATTTTATCTTTGTTTTCAATACGATATTCTTTATGTTTCTTAAGTAAAGTATCTTTATTTTCTACATAATATTTATCTTGTTTTTGCTTAATACTTATTTTATTATTTTCGCGATATTCTTTGCGACAATTTTTACAATCGTATCTATAACCATCTTTATTTGATTTTAATTTACCAAAATTACAAATTTGCTGTTCTATTTTACATTTACAACAAGTTTTACATATTTCCATTTTACTTATATTACTACCACTAATTGCATTTATATTGTTTTCAAAATACATTATTTTTCTTTTTACGTCTTTAAGAACTTCCCGCAATTTGGTTTTGTTGCCACAAGTTACATCTTTAGTAACAAGCGACTAGCATCTGGGGACGACATAAGTCGTTCTGAGCCCCTAACATATTTTCACTAAAACATGACTCATTTGTTTTAGTATGGATGCTTTTCTGCCCTGCAGTTTTTAAGGCAATCAAAGGGAGAGCCAAACCAGGGTTGGTGCAGAACCAAAACTGGAGAGGAACATAGAGAGTTGTTTCTGGAAGAGCGTTTCTTGGAGCACAAACTTGACGAGGAGCCAAGGAGTCGCAAGGACCGTCGACTTCAGAGAAAGAAGGATCGGTGATGAAGGTAAGCTGTGTAGTGTTACCAATCATCTTGAAATATCCACGTTGCTGTTCAGCAGTCATGGTAAGCTGATTCCAGATGTGCATCCAATCACCATATTGGCGATCGATTCTCTGACCTCCGATTTCAACTTCAACCTGAGCAATAAGTTGCTCTCCTGGAAAGTCCAACCAACGAGCATATACACCAGAGCCTACACCAGCAGCAAATGAGGCAATACCCATAAGCTGGTTAATTTCAGGCAAAGTAACCTGCAAATATGTTCTATAGGCAAGATCACCGTTTCTGCTGATTGTGCATTGAACTCTGCGCCCAAAATCAGCTTGTCCGTTGAATGTCTGTTCAATAGATTCAATTGCGAAGTTAGTATATCTACGATAAGTAACTTTCCAGAAAGTAATTTGAGGATTACCTGTACGTTTCCTCTACCTTATTTTTCAATAAGGATTAGACTATATCTTAAAACAAATTTATAGCTGCTTTATTTCAGCAAGTTTTTCATTTAATATAAATTCGCTCGAAAACCATTTAGTCGTTGAACCTTCTTCTTTAAATTTTTCTAATTTATTTACAATATAATTTACTTGACACATATCTATTAATTTTTTAGATGAATTATATTTTATTGTTACTGGCATTAGATTAGACCAATTCCAACATTTTAATTTTTCATCTTCAATTGTTAAATCAAACTTGCACACAGGTATTATGTGGTCTATTGACCATAGTGAACCGTAATTATCCCAGTTCATTTCATCCGTAAAATTATATTCAAACCATTCTCTTAAATATTGAATATTACATCCAATATAATTCATAGTTGAATCTGTTTTAACAAGAACCGCACGTAGTCGTGACGCCAAAGACTTTTTAATTCTATAATTCATATTTGAATTATGTTTAAATTCTGTCTTTTGTTCCCTTAAAAACACTGGATAACAAGAAATACAAATCTTTTTCTTATAATACTTTTTAAGCTTTGCAAAATATTTTAATGCCTTTTCTTCTTGACATTTCTCACATTTTGCAACAGTATTTTCTAATTTGTTTTTTCTAACATTTTTCTTTCTTATTTTATCCATCTCATTTAAACAACTTTTGCAAGCATTGCTGAATTTTCCATCACTATATTGCCTATAGTTGTCTAATGAGTTTTCCATTTTACATTTACCACATATTTTTGTTGTGCAAGACATTTATTTATCTTTACATATTTGTCTTTATATTGTTTTAAAATTTTATTATTTAAAGAAGCTTGGATGCTCATTGCCCATTTCAACCAACTGTAAAGCTGGTATCATTTTATTCATTTTTACTATACCCAAGGTTTTTGTCTTGGCCACAATTTTTTCACAAAAATTGCTTAGTAGAATAAATTTTAGGGGTTTCAAGCAGTTTGATTTTCTCACCAGGGCTTTTCAAATCATCATTATTATGATTTCCCTGATTAACAACAGTGGTATTCTTAAAGAATTTCCACAAAAGGCTTTATGAATATCTTATTTTTTCGATATTCCCTGTTGTTTTTCTACCCTACAGGCTTTTAAGGTAAACATCCTGCGATGATCCCTATTATTTCTAATAGGGCCAGAGTACACCTTAAGAGATTTCAAGTCCGAATGACTATCATTAATCCCCGATTGCCGTCTACTCGTTGAACCTTTATCTTGCATCTATCGGTTTCCACCTTTAAAAAAGACGGGAATACAAGATACTTGGCTGCGGATTGTCCAATCCTTCACATTTTTACCATACCCAAGTTCTAATCTTGGCCACCTATATATCACTATATAAATTTGGTAGTGAAGGCTCTAAGGAGTTCCCCGACAATTTGACAATCTTGCAAATCAAACAATCTCTTTCATATTATTTGTTACATTTGATTTACTAGCGAGTTATATAATTGAAATATTGAAATCTCAATTCACATATTTACACTGTTTGCCTACTATGGCGATATGTGATCCATAGTAGCAGCTCACTGTTGATGCCCAGTATGTTAAGCACCATAAGCCACGAGTTGCATTAAACCGCCTCCCATTTTATATATTCCTAAAAGAAAAAAATTTTTGGAAAAAACAATTTATTAACTTATTTAATAATTTAATAAACACCTACATAATTACGACAAAATATTATTTATATTCGCATTTTCCTTCATAAATATTGCCAAATATGACTCATCAAATATTTCTTTTTTGCCTTCATGGTTTTTTGTAAAAATATATGAATCCTTCTTCTTTTTAATAGACCAACCATTTTCTAAAGCATTAAATAAAAAAACCATTTTCTTAAACTTTATCTTATCTATTTCAATATCTTCTATCTTTATTTCTATATCCATTAATTTACTAAATGAAACTATTTTTCTATTTTTAACTATTGTCAGAAAACTACGTTTACAAAAGTCGCAGGCTTGCCGAACCTTTCCTTTCTTTAAGTTGTTTATCAGAAAACTACGTTTACAAAAGTCGCAGGCTTGCCGAACCTTTCCTTTTTCATTTATAGCGTTTCACCTTAGAACCTTCCTTTATTGCATTTTTAATCTATAATATCTTGAATAATGTCTTTCCTCATTTTCTAAAGCATATAATGTTGTTCTAACAATATTTTCATTATTATCTGAATAATATACGTTCTGTATTTTATAACCCTTTTTAATAGACAGCTTTCTCATCGTTTGTATGCAATTATTGCAAGGCTTACTAGATTGCAACTTATTCTTTCCCGATAATCTTATAACTAACAAATTTATATTCTGCAATCGTCTCTTTTTATTTGGTATTAATTTTAACAAAGCATCATGCTCTGCATGAATTCCTGGCTTTAGTCCTTCTGTGTCTCCCATTTGATTTACTCCATATGATAATACCTTAGCCTTTTTCAAAGGATAGTTTCCCTTGTAAAACACACGACACATGGTTATATACCCC